CTCCAACGATCCCAAGATACCGACAGGCAAAGACGCCATCTCGTGCAGTGCGCGGTACTCTCGGTTCATCAACTTTTCAGCTGCTTCATACCCGTCGCCCTTCATTTCGAGGTTGTACACTCTCGCTTCGGGATCGGGCACAGACCACACCGTGTTCGTTGCTCGTTCAACAGAGTCCATCGCCGCACCCGTGATCACCGTTGTTGGTGAAGCGTGGTAGGCAAGTATATCACTCGCTTCCGTCATGTGTACGTTGTAGTGGTACGACGTATCGAGCGCGTCCTCAATATCCGAGATGCCAAAGCGTGAGTTGGCGCGGGTATAGTTGTTTATATGGACAACCGGGATGAAACCAAACGGGTTATCAGTGACAGTCCGTGTAGCTCCGTCCCATCGAGTAACCTGCTTATTCGTCCAGTGTTCGATAAACAGTCCGTCAAGGCTCTTCGGACGCATCAGAAGTTCCGACAGCGTATCGTAGCGGCGGTTAGACCAGTCGTATGGTGCGATAATCCATACCGACGTAAAGCCCTTCGTCTTGTCCTCGTGTCCGCTATATTCAGGGAACACGAATTGCGGAGGCAACACATCTATGCGCACATGCCCACTAGGAGCTTCTTCTGCATAAAGGGAATCATGCGCTCCGACATCATCGTCCGCCGCCTTCCACGAAAGGCGAACAAACACGTCTCCTGTCAATGCACCATACGTGGCCATCTCAGATAGAACGGTTGACCGATTGTTCATCCTCCATGCGTGTTCAATCGCACGTAGCACAAACGTATTGTCCGTTGATTCATCGGTCGGAGTTTCATCGTCGTCCTCAATAGAGAACTTGATGCCCTCCCGCATCAGCACTTCAGCGTGTGTACTCACAAAGCGTCGAATATAGTTCTGCTTTGCCCACGTATCGCTTACAGTTTTTTGCTTATCATATATGTCCGCTTCGTAGAAGCGGTACGCTTTTCTATAGCGAGCAATCCTTTCGTTATGCGAAGTTTCCACTTCTTTCAGGATTCCAACGCCTGTGATAACGGAGCTGAATGTACTAAGTAAACCCATCACTAACCTCGCAACGCTGAGCGTATGCTGCGAATTTGCTGTCGCATTCCGCTATAACTGCTTACGCGTGGCCTGTCACCGCCGTAGAAGGGGTTGCCATTCTTTTCCGTCTTTGCACCAGTTCCGGTTCCTTTATTTACATACCAAACCAGCATCATCAAAGAGTCAGGATAGTCGTCATGGCCTCTCGATGTACGGCTTCCATCAGAGGTAGATGCATAACGGGGTGCCTCCACTCTTATATACTTTCCCGGCTTTGTCTTAACAAGGTCCACCATTTGAAGGCGGAATTGTCGTTGTGACCTACGCTTTCTCGCTTGTTCCCCGTCTGGAAAAGTAACTCGCTTAGCGACAAGCTCTTGCTTCAACAGCGTGTAACCTGCGTCCTTTGATTTATCAGAGAAGATAAATCGCTGTAGGTCGATTCGCTTACGTAGGTATCCACGTTCAGTATCCTTGCCTACATTGCGCAGCTTTCCAGCAATTCGGTCGTAGATAGGATCGCCCTTACCTGTACAGTCGACAATAAGACCTACAATGTTATGGGCGTTTATCTCTTCCATCAGCGAGTAGAATTGCTCCTCATGGTTAGACCCTTGTATCTCTACCCAACGTACGATGTGGGTATGGTATCGCTTCTCTCCGTCGACCGAGATAGGATTTTCCCAGAAAACCTTGGCGATTGTAAGAACAGTCGAGTCGTCAGTCTTTCCAATGTCCAAAGACGCAACCAGCTTTTCTTCATGTGCCAGTGACGTACACACAGCGTCGTACATAGTGAATGCGTGAGATGTGCCTGCAACCTTCACGCGCATCGTCTCTCGATTCTTGATACCACACGCATCGAGAACGCCGTCTTCCAAGAAGTGCCCTCGGTCGATAAGCCACTCCAGCCGGTAAGACATGCGAAACTCGTCCGAGTCTGCACCAAGACGGTTAATCTCCTGCTTTATGTACTTTGCGTAGCGGTAGTTGTACTTCAGTACGCTTCGATAGTCAAATTGGTAGTGGTTTAGTTCCGCTTTCGGCTCGGCAATAAGTTTTCGCTCACCACGTTTGCACGCGTCATAGAAGTCGTTTCTATGAAACGACGGCGTGCCGATCTTCACCAGCGTAGCCGCAGTTGCAGCACCCATCGGGTGAATGGATTTGCGCAGCTTTACATTGGCAATGTCCTGCGTCTCTTCAGTAACAATCAGATGGTACGTCTTACCTTCAATCTTAGACTGTGGTGAGGCGGATACGCAATCCACGAACGAGCCGTTGGATAAGCGAATCTCTTTACGCCTTGCGGGGTAGGTCATGCCAAATTCATCCGAAGTCAGCATCTCTTGCATCGCTTGGGACATTATTCTGTCCTGCATACGACCGCCCATAATGTCGACGATTTCGTTAGTCGGCCCAAACACACCAACCCACAGGCCATTCTTGAACTTTGCCAAGCGGCTATCCGTATCAAACGGCGCAGTCTTAGCAATCAGTGGGAGAAACAGGAGCATCGGTACAATCGTGCTCGCAACTGTCTCAGTCTTTCCAGATTGGCGGGAGAACAAGGCGGTTATCTCCTCCGAGTCCTCATGTATCATCGAGGAGATGATACGACGCTGAAACGCTTGCTGATACGGGTACAGTTCGACACCCGTAGCCAACCCGCAAAACGAAACAGCCAAGTCGATTATCCGCTCAAGCCCTTCGTTTGTTTGCGTGTAGTTCGGTTGTGACTCCGCGCTTTTTATAAGCATTTCGAGGTCAATATCGACATCCAGTCCCTCCGCTTCGGACTCGGATTCGATGTTAATCCCTAGCGGTGTCCACTCTTCTTCATCGTCGAAGGTGAACGCCGGATCAGGCTCGCGCATCTTGTGCGCATACTTTGCGTCAAACGCGTCTAGGAACGACATGGCTTTAGTCTTACGGGGGTTAGCTATCGCCGTAAGACTATCACGTCGTCAGTCATTAGCAAGGGTGGCGTACATTTTGTAGTAGTCTCGCAATCGAGCACGTGCCGTCACGACGCTTTCTTTATCACACGCGTCGATTGCTGTCTTAACAGTCTTCTGCTTTAGCACGATAGCTAACTCTGCCAGTACCGCTGACATCTCTGCGCGTAGGTGTGCGCACTCCCCAATCATGGCGCTAAGTTTGTATGCTAGGTCAGAGGATGCCTCCCTCTCTTTGGAAAGCTCACTAGAAAGTTGCTCAATTTTCTCGTGGTAGTCGGGTACTTGTTCGTCGGGTTCATCCGAGTCCGCAATCAAGTTGCTCAGGGACTCTTCGATTCCATCCAGTGCGGCCATGGCCATCGGCAACACTGCATCCTGTATGCTGGTGCGTAGTTGGTCGAACCGGTCCCACGATGTCGTCGTATCCGGCTTCGGCTTCTTGCTCTTCGATGCAGAGTAAGGCTGGTCCATCCAAAACGGAAGCAACTCGCCTCGCTCGTGTGCCAAATCTACCATCTCGTCCAGCTCTTTGTATTGGAGAGGGACATGGCTGTCATAAATTCTAGGGCACACGAACTCCGATTCCGTCATTGCGCTCGAAGTCCTGCCGTCAATCAGCAGGTTTATGTCCGACCAATTGTATGTGACCTGCTCTCCAGTTCGCGCATTCTCGATAGTGAGTTCTCGGGTGTTGTGCGGTACAAAGTATCCGGTGCTCTCCAGAGCCTTGTTGAAGTCGATAACCTCATCGTCGTGTGAATACACCGCCGCCAGCACATCGTTCAGCAGATACAGTGATGCCATACCTACAGTGCTAAGCCATTGAGCGCGGCTCTTTACGTCTGATTTATAGGCTTCCACAAGTTCAGCGTGTAGTTGATTAGTATCCATGCTTACCTTTGGGTGAGTTGCCACGTCTTTAGCATTTTTTCGTATTTTTCCCTTGCAGAAGCAGCGTCCTTCTCAAGACTCCTAATAGAGATTTGCATATTCGACATAATGGTAATT